AGAACGAGAATGCAATTGTTCGTTCAGTTAGGAATCTAGTGCAAACTATTCCTACTGAGCGATTTTTTAATTCTTCATTAGGTTCTGAAGTACGTTCTAGTCTATTTGGTTTCGTTGATTTTGGTACTGCTGGAGTTATAGAGGACCAAATCCTAACTACTATAGCAAACTTTGAACCTAGAGTTGAAAATGTTGAAGTTGATGTGGTTCCAGAACCTGATGATAATACATTTACTGTAATTGTACGTTTTGATGTTGTGGGTCAACAGATACCATCCCAAGAATTTACCTTCTTATTAGAAGCAACAAGATAATATGCCCTTTACTAAATTCACTAATCTTGATTACGATCAGATAAAGACACAAATTAAGGATTACCTTCGTGCTAATTCATCGTTTACGGACTTTGATTTTGAAGGTAGTAACTTCTCTGTTCTGATTGATACCTTAGCATATAACACTTATATAACAGCGTTTAACTCAAACATGACAGTTAATGAATCCTTCTTGGATTCAGCGACTTTGAGAGAAAATGTGGTGTCATTGGCACGTAATATAGGTTATGTACCTCGTTCTCGTACTGCTGCAAAGGCAGAAATCTCATTTGATGTCACAATTGGGGATTTACAGACAGATACTTTGGATTTAGAGGCAGGATTAGTCTGCGTAGGCAATACAAACGATACAAATTACATATTTTCAATACCAGAGAAGGTAGTTACTACAGTTGATGCAAATAGAAACGCATCTTTCAGCAATATTACAGTCTATCAGGGCACATTTTTACAAAAATCCTTCGTTGTAGACGGTTCTTTAGACCAAAGATTCGTTTTAGAGAACCCAAATATAGATTCTTCAACAATTGTGGTTAGAATTCGTGATTCTGTCAATGATGTATCAGAAGGAAGGGAATATCAGGTTGCAGATAACATTTTAAACATAAATTCTACCTCAGAAATCTACTTAATTCAAGAAGTACAAGATGAAAAGTACGAATTACTCTTTGGAGACGGATTTTTTGGTAAAAAACTTGCAAATAACAATGTAATTGACGTTTCATACATCGTTACAGACGGAAAAGATGGAAATGGAGCATCAAATTTCACATTTGCAGGTAGATTTAAGGATGATTTAGGAAAAGTAGAGGTTCCAACCAATTCTATTACGATTACAACTAATCAAAACGCAATAAATGGTGCAGAAATTGAATCTGTCAACTCAATTAAGTATTTTGCACCTAGAATTTACTCTTCTCAGTACCGTGCAGTAACTGCAAGAGACTATGAAGCAATAATTCAGAATATTTACCCAAATACAGAGTCAGTTTCTGTTGTTGGAGGTGAAGAATTAGATCCTCCACAGTTTGGAAACGTTGTAATTAGTATAAAACCGAAAAATGGTGACTATATTTCCGATTTTGACAGAAATAACATCCTTTCTAAGTTAAAACAGTACTCACTTTCGGGTATAAATCAAAAAATCATTGATTTGAAGGTACTTTTTGTTGAAATTGACTCTACAGTTTACTACAATACTGCTAAAGTAACAAATGTTAATGATTTAAAGAGTCGAATTTCATCTAGTTTAAGCACATTTAGAACATCTAACATCAATAAATTTGGTGGAAGGTTTAAATATAGTAAAGTTTGTCAAATAATTGATAATGTTGATGATTCTATTACTTCAAATATCACTAAAGTGATAATTAGAAGGAATTTGAAGTCACTTATTAACCAAACTGCACAATATGAATTGTGTTTTGGTAATAAATTCCATGTTAATACTAAAGGATTTAATATTAAAAGCACTGGTTTTACAATTGCTGGAAGTACAACTACATGTTATTTCACTGATGTGCCCAAAACTGATACTACAGGTACTATTTCAATAGTAAAAGACTCATCTGAAGATGGAAATTATGAAGTAGTAGTGAAATCTGCAGGTACTGTTGATTACAATAAGGGTGAAATTATGATTAATACTATAAACATTACATCCACAGTTGAACCAAATAACATTATTGAGATACAAGCAGTCCCTGATTCTAATGATGTAATTGGATTATCTGACTTATATCTAGATTTTGCTGTTTCTAAAAGCACAATAAATATGGTTAAGGATACAATTACTTCAGGTGAACAGATATCTGGTATTGGATATAAGTCCACATCTAGCTACTTAAACGGAGAACTAAAGAGAATATAACATGATACAAACTGGGTTCGAAAAGAGGGTAACTGTTCAGCAGGTTATAGAAAGTCAACTGCCTGAATTTGTACTCGCTGAAAGTCCAAAGACTGTCGATTTTTTAAAACAATATTACATTTCACAGGAGCATCAAGGTGGTGCTGCTGATATTGCTGTTAATTTAGATCAGTATTTAAAGGTAGATAACCTCACTCCAGAGGTAATTTCGGGTGAAACTACTCTATATTCTGATATTAATACCTCTGATACGACTGTACAGGTATATTCTACTAAGGGATTTCCAAATGAATATGGTTTATTTAAGATTGACAGTGAAGTTTTTACATATACTGGACTAACAACCAATACATTTACAGGTGTAGTACGTGGATTTAGTGGAATTACTAGTTATAGAACCGATTTAAATGCTGAAGAATTAGTTTTTGATGATACAACTGCGTCATCTCATAGTGCATCTACTAAAGTTCAGAACTTAAGTGCTCTATTTTTAAAAGATTTTTATAGAAAACTAAAATATACTCTCACTCCAGGACTTGAAAATGTAGATTTTCAGTCAGATCTTGATGTTAATAACTTTATTAAGGAAGCAAGAAGTCTATATGAGGCAAAAGGTACTAAAGAATCCTTTAGAATACTCTTTAATGCTCTATATGGTGTAGAACCTACTGTTGTTGATCTAGAACAATATCTACCCAAACCCTCCTCGGCAGAGTTTTTACGTAGAGAAGTTGTTGTTGCTGAAAGAATTTCTGGAGATCCATCAAATTTAATCGGACAAACCATCAAAAAATCAACTGATGATGCCACTCAAGGTTCTGTTTCTGAAGTTGAAGTCTTTACTAGATCTGGAATTAGTACATATTATAAACTTGGACTCTTTGTTGGATATAATGATAATGCACTAATTGAAGGACAATTTACAGTTACACCAAAAACTAAGGTAATTAATAATGTAAACACGGATGATAACATCATTACTGTTGATTCTACTGTTGGATTTGGTGCAACTGGTACTTTAGTTTCTGGTAGTAATCTCATTACATACACAAATAAGACTGTCAATCAGTTTTTAGGGTGTGATGGTGTAACCGTTGGCATTGGTACTGGAGATGAAATAAGAAATAATGAAGTTTATATTGGATATGAGAATGGCGATTTAACTAAAAAGGTAGAAATTCGTATTAGTGGTGTCTTATCTGAATTTAAAACAACGAGTGATATTTTAGAAACAATAGAGGGACAAGTTTTATATGTTAAGAATGTTGGTGAAAAAATCAAAAATCCAGAAGTAAACCCCACAGATAAGCAAATATTTGCTAATTCATGGATTTACAATACAAGTAATAGATTTGATATTGATAGTATTGCTGGTACAACTATAAACATAAAAACAGATGTTGATAAATCTCAATTAACAAAGGGTGATAAGATTAATATCTTATTGGGAGATACTGAGAATCTAGCATTTGAAGGTGCTATTGTTAAATCAATTGATAATAGTCTAAAGCAAGTTCAAGTTGATGGTTTATCTGGATTTACATATGATGCTCTTCAGACTTATACGTTCAGAAGACAATTAAATACTGCTACGAGTTCTGGAACTTCTATAGTCTATGGACAAAATAAAATTACCACAGACATTCAAAATGTTTATAATGAAAATGATGAATCATTTTATGTTGCTTCCAACTCTTTACCATCATATGATATAACAAAATCAACTATTAAATATAATATTTCTACTGGTAATTCTGGTTCTTTAAGTGGATATAATAGTGTTATTGAAAAATATCAAATAATTAACTTTGATGAAAATGAGATTGATTTCTTAACTGGTGATGAAGTTTACTATAAACCAGAAACTACAGAATTAGATGGTTTAACTGAAGGATCTTATTTTGTTAAAGTATTATCTGGTGGAGCAATTAAATTATACCAATCAAAAGGTTTAATTGACACTGATGGTTCTGTTATTGATGGTGATGTTATTGATAATGCTTTAGGATTTGTTGGAAATGGAACTAATAATCATACTTTTGTTTTGACAAGTCAAGTCAATGATTCTATACATCCACAAAAATTATTAAAGAAATTTAGACATTCACAGAATATTAAAACAGGAAATAATATAAAAACTATTCCTGGATCTCTTGGTATGCTTACCAATGGAGTTGAAGTTATCAATTATAAGTCTTTAGATAAAATTTATTATGGTCCAATAGAGAATGTTACTGTATATTCTGGTGGAAAAGATTATGATGTTCTTAACCCACCATCTATTACTATTGCAGCTGGAAGTGGTTCAACTGCTTATGTTAATGCTGTCGTAAGTGGTAGCGTTAAAGAAATTTTAGTGGATCCACAAAACTTTGATGTTGTTGATGTCAAATCTGCCACTATATCTGGTGGTAATGGTTCTGGAGCAGTCCTAGAACCGATGGTAGGTGTCAGACAACGTGAAATAAGATTTGATAGTCGTCCAGACGTTGATGGAGGTGGATTAAGTCTATCAAATAATACAGTTACATTTTTTGAAGAACATAATTTATCTGATGGGGAAGTTTTAATTTACGATTCTAATGGTAATGGTAATATTGGTATTGGTACAACAGCATTACTTGATGGTGAACTATATTATCCAGAAATTATTAATAATAAAACAATTAAATGTTATTCAACTAAAGAGAATTATAATTTAAAACTTAATCCAGTTGGTATGGGTACCACTGGACAAGGTTTCCATAAGTTTAGGAAATATGACTATACTAATACATTAAGATCAATTAAAGTTGTTGATGGTGGTTATGGTTATACTAATAGAAAATTAATTGTAGATCCTATAGGTGTAAGTAGTATTAGTAATACTATTAACTTTAAAAATCATGGATTTAATGATGGTGATAAAATTGTTTATTCTACAGATACAACGGCAATACAGGGATTAACAACATCAAATCAATATCAAATTATAAAAGTAAATAATGATTCATTTAAACTTGCAAATGCAGGTGTTGGTGGAACAATAACTACCAATTATGAGAGAGGGCATTATGTTAGTTTAGCTTCGACTGGTGTTGGATATCAAAATTTTGCATATCCTGATATTACATTAACAGTTGATGCTATTATTGCTGGTGTTGGAACTGCTACTCAATCAGTTGGTGTTATAACAGCAACTCCTCTTATACGAGGAGAACTTATTGATGCATATCTTTATGATAAAGGAACTGGGTATGGTTCTACAATTTTAAATTATAATAAAACTCCAATAATATCAATAAAGTCTGGTAAAGATGCTGAATTTAAACCAATTATTGTTGATGGTAAAATTGATCAAGTATTGGTAACATATTCTGGTAATGAATACACATCTCCACCAGATTTAACATTTATTGGTATTGGTTCTGGTATTGGTGCTAAAGCAAGAGCAATTATAGATGAATCTACAGGTAAAGTAACAAATGCTGTTGTTATTAATCCTGGTGTTGGTTATGATCCAAATACTGCCATTACAGCAAAATCTGTTGGATTGAATGCATATATTGATGGTGATGTTAGAGAATTAACTGTAAATAATTTTAATAGATTTGGAAATGAAATACTAACTCAAAGTGTTGGTGGTTTACAGTATGGATATGTTGGGCATTCAACAGCAATTGGTGATTCTCTAGGAGATAAGTTAACCGAACATTCTCCTATTATTGGTTGGGCATATGATGGTAATCCAATATACGGTCCTATTTCATATTCTATTGCAAATGATGAGAATTCTAGTTCTAAAATTCTTGCTAGTGGATATGTATTAGCAACATCTGATATTGTTGATAGACCTTCTGGTTTTAGTGATGGATTCTTTGTAGAAGATTATAAGTTCAATAATTCTGGTGATCTGGATAGACATAATGGTAGATATGGTAAAACTCCAGAATTTCCAAATGGAGTATACGCATATTATGCAACAGTAGAAACTATAAGTAAAGAAGCGAAATTCCCATATTATATTGGTGATACTTATAGATCAGATTTAATAGCACAAGAAATAGATCAAAGTTTTGATTTCAATAATTCTGATTTAATTAGGAATACATTTCCATATAAATCTGCAGATGCTTATGCAGATAATACATTTATTATTGAACCTTATGAGGTGGTTCAACAAACAACAATTGTTGATTCTGTAAGTAAAGGTTCTGTTGATACTTTTGTTATTAACCAACCTGGTGAAGATTATGCTGTTATGGATTCTTTAGAATTTGATAATGGTGGTACTAATGGTGGTGGATTAAATGCCTATGTTTCTGAAGTTGAAGGTAAGGATATTGTTAACTTAAATACTGAAGTTTTAACATATCAGTCAGCAAACTTAATTTGGAAGGATTCAACTAAAGTTTCTGTACATACATCTATAGATGCTACTACTCTTTCACCAACACATGCTTTATTAAATCGTGATAATGTTGTTATTTCTGGATTATCAACATTCATTGATGGATTAACAAAATCTCATACTATTGGTGTTACATCTGAGAGTGTTGCACTAGTTGGATCAGTCCCTGTTAATCCTGCCTCTGGTGATGTGGATGATATCTATGTTTCCAGTATTCCAACTAATGTATCTGTTGGTTCTACAGTTGCTATTGGTGTAACTGATCAAGAAATTGTTCAAGTACTTAATATTTTTGATGAAAGAAAAGTTATAAGGGTTCATAGAGGTTCTACTGGTTCTGCTCATACAGCATCATCTCCTGTAGAGAAGATATCTGATTCATTTACTATACCGATTAAGACAGATTATTTTGAATCTAAGTTAGATGATAAAGTTTATTTTAATCCTTTAGAAGCAGTTGCTATTGGTTCAACTACTGGTGGTGATGCAATTAGAAGTTATACAATTGGTGATACTCAAGAATCAGTATCTATTCCATATCAGAGCATTTACATACCCAATCACCCATTTACTCAAAATCAAAAAGTAACCTTTAGTAGACCAGATGGTCATCCTATTGGTGTAAGTAGAGCTCCAGCAAGTTCTGTAATTAACTTACCTTCTAGTGGTACTAGTCAAACAATGTATGTTATCAATAAGGGTAAAGACTTTATTGGACTTACTGATGTTGTAGGGGTAAACACAAATGGAATGTATTTCAGAAGTTTTGGAAATAATCATAAAGGAAATGGAGATGCTAGAGATTGGAAGTATTCTATTGAATCTAATTTCAAACAAGAACAAGCAAGAGTAGAAAAAGTAACAGCTACCGTTTCGGTATCTACATCTCATTTGTTATCTGAGGGAGATACTATTAGATTATCAGTTAAACCTAATCAATCTGTTGGTATTGGAACTTCTACTGCTGTAAGAGTTAAGTATAATGCTGATAATGATGTATTAATCACTAATCCAATATCATTTACTAATAGTTCTGTAAAAGATGGAAATAAATTAGGACTTGGTGGGCATAAATTACAAACTGGTGATAAAGTATTTTATTCTGGTTCTGCTACTGGATTATCTACAGGTTCTTATTATGTTTATCGTATAGATGATAATAATATTAATTTAG